GCAAGACCTATACCAACAGTTTGTGCCATATTTTGTCCTGAAAGAAGAGATGAAATTGTTGTAGAACCTATTTGACTTGCAAGAGCAGATGCGTTTGTACCCGCTAAATTATTAGTTCCAAAATTAATAGAGTCATCAGAGGCATCAGAGGCATCAGAGTCACTTTGATCATCTTGACCTACAGAAGTTGGCCCCCCACCTTGGGGGCCACTTGCTAACTTTTGTTGCATTTCTTGTAATAGAGTATTATCAGAAGCAGTATTTACATTTTGACTAAAATTAGAAGTCATTGGTGTCGTACCGAATGAAGGCACAGAAATGTTTCCATTTTCATTATAGGCATTTAAAATACTTGAATTTACTGCCGCTACACTGTTTACATCATTAAAATCAACATCTGCGTTAATACCATTATCTTGCAGAATATTAGTAAACTTTTCCGCAGATTGAATCTCATCTGTTCTACGCTTACGTTTTTGAAGATCTTTCACAGGAAGAGGTTTCGGACCCTGCCCTTGAATATCAATACCGGGAGCCGATGTTATCTGTTTATTTCCTGCTAAAGTATTTTGCAGGAGTGTTTGTGCATTAGTCGCCACTCTTCACATATACTTTCTGTTGCTCATTAACTTCATTCTTGAGGGATAGGAGGTGGTTGACCAGTTGCACCCGGCCCTGCAGCTTCCGTATCTCTAAGTCCGATGGTTCCTGCGCCAGCCTGTCCTTGTCCCGGTCCCTCAGTTCCTTGAGGTAGTCCTCCAGACTGCCCCATGCCGGGGGCTGGTTGACCAGCGGGAGGAGCTTCTGGCATGTTTCCTTGTCCAGCATTTAGTCCTCTCAATACATCTGCAAATATTTGTGCGTCGTTAATATCGTTAACGAGCAAGTCAGGATCAATGTCCTGTGCAATGGCTAACTCCCTTACAAGATTTGGAATCTTAATAAACGGAGCAAGCATTGGATTTGCCACTGTCTGTAGTAACGCAGTTAGCCTTTGACTGCGAACTTCTTTTTGCATCACTGCAGACGTTCCCTGCGGCTTAATCTCCAAGTCTCCCTGTATTTCAGGACGCTCATCATTGAACTGCATATTCCACAGAAACATAGCTTCGCCCATTGGTTTTAATAGAAAATCATCTATATTTTTTATAACTGTCTTAATACTTAGGTTAGCACCACCAAGCAACATACTAAGTCCAGCAGCGGTACGTCCTGTACCAGATACTCCTGTTTGACCGTGCATAATACTAGGTAGTCCTGTCTCCTCATCCGCAAGTTGCCGTGCAGCCTGATACATCTGAATGTTTTCTGGGGCTGTATTTGGAAACTTAACGGCGTTAATAGAAGTACCGGGGTTGCCCGATTGCCTTCTAAATACCTTACCGGGATATATGTCGTAGTTTTGACCCGGTACAAGGGAAGCCTCATCCACATCAAATACTACGTTTCCTGCAAGTGCTAGGTTATCAATAGCCATGCGTATGTGACCATTCATAAGCAACTGAGCATCTTCCATATTTTCTGGAATGCCTACGCCAAATAACTGATAAGGATTAATCTCATACGGTACAGCAAAATAAGGTACTCTGTAGGGTACAAAGGGATTCATTACAACACGTAACACTTGGTTGCCACATATCCACACGTTAACAGGTATCTCTGTTAGATCATCCATCTCCATAGGAAGACCCATATCTTGTACTAAGCCGGAGTCTAACATTCCCCAAAACTCTAGTATCTCGTACCTATCATTATTTTGATTAGCTTCTAAATTCTCGCTACGAATAGTATCTTCAAAATACTTATCGTCATAGTTTGGCCCCATATCAAGACATGCAGCAACAGATTCTGGATTAAAAAATGGTTTATTCATTAAATCACGAACTTGTGACCTATTCATCCTGTGTCGCTGAATAATATAAGAACAGTCTTCTACGCTAGTTGCTGAAGGATCAGGATAAAAATCCCAACAAGAAACAGACTCTACTTTAGGAACAATCTTTTTTATAGGATTATAATTATTTTCATCATCCCAACGGTGTATACTCTTACTCTCATTAAGAGGGCCTTTAACAATTCCTGTTCCTAGTAAAGCGGATTCAAATATAGAGTGCCGTAAAATATTAGCAGCATTATTATCATGTAATTGATCATGGATAGTCTTTTCCATGAGTCTAGCGGTTTCTCTAGAGGGGCTTATTTGAGGTTCCCCAAGCCTACCGACCCCTTCCTCCAGATTAGCCCCATCATATTTTTGCTCTAGGCCCCCAAGTGGAGAAGTTTCTGTAGCTCCGGGTTCAAGTTCTCTACCATCCCCCGGAAAACCGTATGGGCTTTCTTCTGGCTCTTCTGGCATATCTGGAGTTGTTTTAAGATGTGCAAACTCTGCAATACCTTCAGGTACAGGAGAAGACTCAACAACTATAGGAAACTTCTTATTAGCAAACAGAACATCTATTATCTGACCATAGGCCGCTAAAACTTTAGTTTTTGTAATTTTTAAAAATACTTTACTCTTTTCAGACTCTCTAAACTGAGTAGTTGAATCGTAAATACCTCTAAAGTTTTTATACGCTTTTAGCCATCGTTGTTCGTGCTGATAACGACCAGTTTCTGCATCTTCAAACTTAGACTTAACAGCCCCAACTATATTTGTAGATGCTTCGTCAACAAGAGCTACTGCTGGAGTGTCACCAAATGGTGTATCGGGCATAGCTATTTCCTAAAAGTTTAATAGTTTTTTTCGTCTGCCATCTTAAATACAGCGGGATCAACCTTATTGTCTGGATTTGCTTTGCGTCCCATGTCAACAATTTGCTTATCCCTATCCATTGGGCCAGCAATAACTGAGTCTAGCTTTTCACGATGTAAAGCTCCATCAGGAACAGGGCTAACTTCACCTTGTTTATTCATAAGTTTATCAAAGTATTCTTTGCCGTAAGTATACATTCGTATCTCCTTTTTTTTTAAATTTATTCTACGCTCATAAACGTAGGACTACCCCCGCTGGGTAATCTTCCTGTAGGTCTTGGTCTTTCTTCTATATATGTATCCTCTTCAACAGGCCCTACGTACCTGTCTGGATCAGTCTTATACTCAAACTCTTCTTGTAACATTATGCCCCCCATTAAATCTCTTAGATTTTCAAGAGAGAATCTTGCTTTTTGCCCTTCCCACGTAGCATCTGCTACGGTGGTACTAGGGTCAATAAGACCTTTAACCGCTTCTTCAGCAGAAGCCCGTGCATCTCCCGTTTGCATAAACGTATAAATTCCTGCACCTGTTGCAGCAAGACCCTCTAAGACAAAGGGCAACTTAGAGAATTTAGGGATTTTTTTTCTTTTAGCTGATCGTTGTTGTATCTCCCTAGCTCTTTTTTGTCTTTCTGATAGGGTTTCATCTATTTGTTCAGTGGTACTAGGGGCTTCTACCCTACCTAGTGTTGATATAGCTGCAGGGGGTTCAATAAATTTCCCTGTCGTTGCAAGCCTTGTGCCTGATCCTCCAGTTACTCTCGGTGCAAGAATAGTTTTATTTCTTTTGTTTTTATTTTCGTAACTCTCAGTAATTTTTTGTTGTACTTTTTCTCTTTTATAAATATCTTGCATTAATTCTTTATAAAAAGTAGGTAATTTTATTAATTTTAATTTTTTCTTTAGTTCTGGTGATACTGAAATATTGTAAGGAATAGATTTACCGCCAGTAGTTTCTAACCATTTATCAGTTTGTCCAAACCCACTAACTTTTTTTCTATCCTCATTTAAAACAAATGATTCCCTAGAAACTCCAACAGTAGGAGAAAGTGGAGATATAAAGGAACCCCAATGCGCAACATCTGGGGCTATTCCTAAATTTTGAAGTCTTCTTTTTTCTGACCTTGAGATAGGGTCTGATGGTTCTCTTCTTCCTATTATCTCTGGCATCCCACCCAAGTTACGAAAATTCATCATTTCTCTTCCTATATGACTTCTTCTATTTCTAGAACTTTTAGGAATTTGTTTGAATCTCTTCTCCCATTCTTTAAATTCAGGGTCTGCATCTACTCCGTACCCTTGAGAATATGCTATCTGTTGGTACAAAGCTCCTTCTGACATAGGGTCATAACTTATAGTATCCCAATCTGGAAAAAGAGAGAGTACTTGTTTAAGTAAAGATTTGTATCTATTTTCAAATCCAGCTTTTTCAAAAAACGCTAATTGTGTTCTAAGTGTTCTATCAATTTCAATATAAGAATGTGATATACTAATATTTTTATCAGAAGCATTTTTAAGGATCAGTGCCAAGCCCTGCACATCAATATTTATATTTTTTAAGGCAGACTGACCTACTTCTCTTTTTGACTTAGGAACATTTTTTATTATATTTTGTACTTCTGTTCCTTGACGGCCCCATAAATTTTCAAGCCTACTTGCCTGTCTGTCTGAAGGGTCTCTATATTGCAAAAAAGACTGATTCTGCTCAATTTCACCTGCAGGAATATCTTTTAAATTTAACTTTTTAATCGTGTCATCTAATATCTTCCTATCTTGCGCTATTTTTTTTTCTGCTAAAGTTTTATAAAGCTCTCCCTCTATTTCTTTAGAGCGTTGTGTTTCTCTAATACGTGCCCAATCAACCATAACTAATATCCAAACACACTATCAAAAGCTTTAGGCTGATTTTCTTTCATCTTATTCATCATGCTATTTATTGTTAAGTGTCCTCTTGCTCTTGTCATGCACATATACCTCAATGCGTCATAAGCATGGTCATCTGCCTTTGTGTCTACATCTTCAGGATTAGTCTTAGATAATGGTATACTAGATAGTGTTCTTATGAGGTTAGTACAAGTAGAAAGTATTTTAATTCTTGGTTCTTCAGTTACTTCATCTACTTGAAATCTCCTATGCAGTTCCATTTTTCCTGCTATCCTATTTCTATCCGAAGGAACCCACCTAACACCACCTCTAATCATTGTTTCAGCTATAGAAGCTCCTGTACCTACTCTATTCCAACAAGAAGCATCAAGTACAGTGTAATACATAGTAGGATCATCTCCTTCTAGAGCTACTATAGTATTTGCAAGGTTCTGTGCGGTCTGTCCTTTTGCGTAGTATTCCCTATATATCCAGAGAACGTCATCCCAATCTATTGCGCCCCATAGAACACAAGAGGGGGCTGCATATCCGTAATCAGCGGCACGTAATCGTAGCCAATTGGTCGGTATAGTTACTTGAGAGGCATCAAGAACGTGTAGGTTACGTGAAAATTCGGGAAATGCCGCTCCCTCTGCAACATCCCAATCCCCATCTAGAAGTCTTCTTCTTTCCACCTCTGGGAGCGACCTCAACATGGCTTCATATTCACCACTTTGAGCGAGGTAGGGGTTATCAGTAAGCCGTGCTGGAATAAACTTACGAAGAAACAAAGGCTCACCAGCTTTTCCGTTGGTTGCCGTACTAGGCCAAAGTAAAGGATTTCCTGATTCTATATCTGTAGCTGAAAATGGAGTGCTTTCGGGGGCAGGGTCTATATACATCTTCTTAACCCACCATCCCCCTACTCCTCCGGGGTTTCCTGTACAGCGCATATACGCTTGTATGCTAGAATCAGTAGTTCTAAGTCTTGATCTTAAATACTCCCACACGTAAGGCGTAGGATAATGTGTTATTTCGTCTATTCCAATCCACGTAAAGGACTGTCCTTGGTATCTTGTTACGTCCTTATCTTTATCTAAGTACGAAAACCACGCTGTTGCTCCTGACGGGAACTGCCACATGGATTTTGCTTCTCTGAATACGGCACCGGGAAAAGCCTTTGGGTAAAGGTCTCTACTCTTATTGATAAGCTCCGTAAGCTCGTCAAGAGTCCTACGAATAAGTAGCGCACGATGATTAGAATTGTTACAGTAACGGAGAAGATCAGCAAGAAGGGCAAAAGACTTGCCGCCACCAGCAGCCCCGCCGTAAAATACATCTCTTTCGGGAGATGCCAGAAAATCTGTCTGGGGGCCACTATTGGGCTTAAAAATAATTTCTGCTTCATCTTCTACTAATTCTTTTACAGAGGCTGGTACTTCTTCCAGTACACTTTCTTCTAGAACTTTTGAGCCATTTTTATTGTAGATGGCATTTTCTACAGTTTTTAAACTCTCTTCTGA